TAAAAAAATATCTATTTGAAAAACAACTTCAAGGAGAGGAAAGTAAATTTACTAAAAGTTTGTTTGGAGAAAATATGGCTTTTGTTCTAGCGGATCAACAGGCTAACATTAAAGCAAATAATGTAAAAGTGAGAGAACTTGCCGAGTTAAGAAAGCAAGTTAATGGATTTAAAGATGACGATGCTGTACTAGATGCAACTAGAAATAAAGAAAATTATGATAAATGGAAAACTTTAGAGGAGGAAAAAACAGCTAAAGCAAAAGAAGAGGCTGAAAAAAGGAAAGCGTGGGAAGACCAAGTTAATAGTGAGTTAAAAGTAATTGAAAGTAAAAAGTCAGATAATTATTTAGTAGGTCAACAAAGCGTAGCCGATGCTACTAAAAATGTATGGGCTTCTATGTATGGTGAAGTAGCTAGGACAGGTAATGAAACAGCCACAAAAGATTTAGCTAATCAAAAGGAAGTTAATAATGCTAAGGTTCAAATGCTATCGGATACATTAGGCACTCTCTCATCACTAACTGAATTATTTGGTAAAAAAAGTGAGGCTAGTGCTAAAAAAGCATTTCAGGTAAACAAAGCTATAAGTATAGCGGATGCAATTATTAAAACATATCAAGGTGCTAATGCAATATTTGCTACTGCTGCTGCTAATCCTAAATCTGTTTTATTTCCTGCTCAACCTTTTATAGCGGCAGGTTTAGCTATTGCGGGTGGTTTCGCAAACGTGGCTAAAATTTCAGCAACTCAATTTGGTGGCGGTGCTTCTGCTTCAGGAGGTGGTGGTGGAGATAGTGGCTTCGGTTCTGGGCCATCATTACCAACCGTAGATACTTCATCTACTCCATTTCAATTTCCAACAGTAGGTGAAAATAACCCACAATCTAACCAACAAACATTTGTATCCGTTACTGAAATAAATAACGTTAACAATAGGGTGCAGGTGGCTGAGGCTAACGCAACCTTTGGTTAAATCGGTTTAGTTTTCAAAATAAACGATTTAAAGTAAAAATACATATAAAGGTATGGATAAGGACACTTTGCCAACCTATGAGCTTGTTTTGAATAAATCGGAACATGGCACTCAATTCATAAGTTTAGTTGACGAACCTGCAATTCAACTTAACTGGTTTGCATTTAACAAGCATTTTAGTTTAGCCGAAATAACTGAGCAAAAGAAAATAGCGGGAGCGTTCTTAATTCCTGAGCAAAAGATTTACCGTAAAGATGAAAATGGCGAATACTATATTAAATTCTCAAAAGAAACGATTCAGGAAATAGCAGACAAGTTTAATAGCGAACAAAGAGGTAGGTCTATTAATTTAATGCACCAAGACGGTAGCACCTTATCGGTTGCTTTCGTTTCTGAAAATTGGGTAACTGCTTTAGAGAATGATAAGAGCAAAAACTTTGGATTTGATTTGCCTGAGGGTACTTGGTTCGGTGTTGTGAAAATAGAGGATGAGGACTTTTGGCAATCGGAAATAAAAACACAAAAGTTAAGAGGCTTCTCTATTGAGGGTTTCTTTGATATGAAAAAATTAAAAATGAATAATATGGAGTACGGAAAATTTAAACTAGAAAAAGAAGCCACTCTCGAAGATGGCACAGTAATTTATACAACAGCATCTGACTTTGAAGTTGGCGCACCTGTATTTATGGTAGATGAAAACGGTCAGCAATTTGCTGCTAAGGATGGCGATTATGTGCTAACTGGTGTAGGTGTAATTACTGTTAAAGACGGATTAATTACAGAAGCGGTTAAGGAAGAGGTTGCAGAAGTAGAGCCAACTCCTGAGGTAGAAGCAGAGGTTACTAAGGTAGTAGAGCCAAACGCTCCTGTTAAAGCAGAGGTTACTCCTATGGATATTGAATCTATTAAGGCAATGTTACAACCAGTAATAGACGAAATGAACGCTAGAGTATCTGCATTGGAACAAAGATTTAATGAAATTGAGGCGGGAACTGGTGAAGCTATTAACGAACTTAAAAACGATAAAGAAACTTTAAGAACTGAGTTATCTGCAATGAAGGATAGTATTCCTACTAATTCAATATCTAAACCTGAAAACAATAGAGTAAGATTATCTACTGAGCCTCCTGTAAAATTAACTAGTGAGGAACTATTACAAAAGGTTATCGCACTTAGCAAAATAAACGAAAAAGCAATTTAATACATTTAATTCAAATACTAAAAAATTATGCCTACAATTACTGACAGTACGTCTACATGGGACGGGATACAAGCGCAAGAGTTCTACTCTGCAATTTTGTTACAAGGAAATTCTAAGTCAAAAGCTAGAAAACTTGTAAACGTTAAATCAAAAATGAACATTCCTTCTATGTCTGTGGCAAACTTGCTACAAGCAGGGGCGTGTGATTATAGCTCTCAGGGTACAGTTACGATCACTGAGAAGTCAATCGAAACTTGTGATTTAATGGTTAACAAAACTATCTGTAAAAAAGATTTTTATAATATGTGGTTGTCTGAGCAAATGGGTGCAGGTGACATGAAAGAAAAAATTCCTGCTACTTTTCAAGAGTATGTATTATTCAAAATGAAAGAATTTTTGAATTTAGAAATTGAAGAGGGTGTATGGCAATGGGATACTGCTGCTTCTCCAGTTGACTTATGCGATGGTTGGTTAAAAGGATTCTTAGCTGATGCTACTGTAATTGATGTTGTAGGAACTACTTTAAGTGCTTCTAACATTATCACAGAATTACAAAAAGTTTATGATGCTATTCCTAATACCATCATTGACGATGAGAGAACTCGTATTTTGATTTCTCCTGCTGCTGCACGTTTCTATCGTACAAAGATTGCTGCTACTTCTGTTGAAACTTATATGCAGAAAAATGTACCAATGATGTTTTTAAATGTTCAAATGGAAGTTGTAAACGGATTACCTACTAACGATGTGGTTGCTTGTCAATGGGAAAACCTTTGGTTCGCTACTGACCTTATCGAAGACTTCGAGACTATCAAATTAATTGATACTGGCGAAACTTTAGGAGATAAGAATGTACGCTTCGTTGCAGGTTTCAAGTTCGGAACTGGTCATGGTGTAGGTGCTGAAATTGTTTATTATACATAATAATAATAATCTAAGGGGTGTAAAAACCCCTTTTTAAAATAAAATAAAATATGGCTTGTACATTATTAACAGGTGGCGTTACCATCGCCTGTTCACCTAACATAGGTGGAATTAAAAAGGCTTACATTACTGATTTCGTAAATGTAGAAAATGGATTCACAGAAGCGGCGGGAGTAATTTCTGCTGTGGCTATTGATTCAGGAGAAAACTATTACGAGTTTGAGTTTAACAAAAATACTTCATTCTATACCGAGAGCGAAGCTAACAGTATTGAGAATGGAACTAATTTTAAGACTCAGGTTATTACTTTAGTTATCCCTCGTAGAGAAGTAGCAAAAAGAAACGTTATTCGTTTACTAGCACAAAAAAGACTATCTATTATTGTTAAAGACCAAAACGGTTTAAACTGGGTTTTGGGAATGACAAATGGAATGGACTTAACTACTAACGAAGGTGGCTCAGGAACTGCTAAAGCGGATATGAATGGATATACATTAACCTTCACAGGAGAAGAGTCTGAAATGGCTTCTACTGTATCAGATGCTATCTTAGCGACATTAATTTAATCTAAATAAAATTTAGGGAGAGCCATCTGTAAAGGTGGCTTTTTTTTTAAAATGATAAAACTAAAAAAAGATATTACTACGGATGTGGCTTTGACGTTAAGCGAAAAAGTTACTATCACTTCGCCTATTTATATTTTTTCATTTGTTCACGATTTGACTTTTGAAGTAGTTAATTTTATTTTGCCTGACGTATCTCCATATCCTGAAAGATTTAATTTATTCGAGATTAATGAAACTACTTTAGATTTAAAAAAGGGTTTTCATTGTTATACTATTTACGAGGCAGAGGTAGAGTCTCCACAGGATACTGATCCTAATAACTATTCACCTTCGTTAAACGTATTAGAAGTTGGTAAGGTTTATGTTTGGGAAACTGAAATAGATTTACCTACATTTGATACAGGAGTTACAACAGAAATACCTACCTTTACGCCATGAAAATATTTGGATTAGATATAAGCAGAAATAAAGAGGAAATAATTAAAGATGCCTCAGTAATGTTTGGCTCACAAAATTATATAGCTACTCCTATTGCTAAGGAAAAACAAGGGGATAAATATATTTCATTTGGTGAGGATAACTTAGTGCCTCAGTATTGGATTTCTTTACTTATGCGCTCTGCCATTCATAGAGCCTGTGTTGTTTCTAAAGCCACAATGATAGCGGGTAAGGGTATTGAGTTTATTGGTTATGATAATCTCTCTATCGAGGCAAAAGCGAAGCTGAGAACGCTAATAGAAAACCCGAATGGTACAGACCAATCATTAAGTGATTTGGTTTATCAATGGGCTTATAATAGTGTAGCATTTGGCGCAATGGCTATCGAGTTAATTAAGTCAGTAGATAAAGGAAAATATACACAGATTAATAATATTGATGCCGCTCATTTAAGAAGTGGAAAATATAATAATTACGGTAAGGTAGATACTTATTATTACTCTCGTCATTGGGAATTAGTGAATAACAAAACTGAGAAACCTAAGGAGATACATACAGTTGGAAATGATGAGCAAGATAGAAGTGCTATTATGTATTTTAAGAAACCTGACCTATCAAATGAGTATTACGGTTTACCCGATTATTACAGTGCTATTAATTGGATAGAGGCGGATGCTAAGTCGGGAGACTTACAATTAAATAATGTTAACGAAGGATACCAACCTAGTTTAGTTATTAAGTTTTATAAAAAACCAAGTTCACCTGAGCAAGAGGATGAAATTGTAAGAAGTTTAAATAGACAATATTCTGCAAGTGGTAAAAAGAATAAGGTGCTAGTAATGTTTAGTAATTCGAAAGAGGATGCGCCTGATGTAGATCCCTTGAAAATTGAAAACTTTGATGACAAATTAATCACTTTATCTGAGCAATGTGTTCAACAAATATTAACGGTTAATAGAATTACTTCTCCTAGCTTATTAGGTATTCCTGTGCCGAGTGGTTTAGCAGGTGGCGGAGCAGAGTTAGAGAGTGCCTATAAGATATTCGATGGGGTTGTGATTACTCCTGAACAAATTTGGATAGAGAAAAATATGCAAAAGGCATTATACAGAATGGGTATCCACGTTCAGCCGAAAATTATTAAACTAAATCCACTAGAATAATGGCAATCACTAAAGCGACATTTATAAACGAAACTTTTTTACAACAGTACACTCCTATTAGTGCTAACGTTGACATTAAGTTAATCGCTCCATTTATTATAACTGCACAGGATAAATACGCACAGCATATTTTCGGAAGTGAATTTTACGAGAGATTGATGCTTGGTATAAGTGCAGGAAATTTGATAACAAAAGAAACAGAACTATTACAATTATCTCAACCCGCTATCGCTTGGCTTACCTTAGTTGAGGCTATTCCTTTTATTAATGTAGGAATAAGAAACAAAGGTATTTTGAAGGGTACTAGTGATACTACTGAGTCGGCATCGTTCAAAGAGGTGGGAGATTTAAAGCAATCGTGCATGGATAACTATGAGCATTATATGCAAAGGGTTCAAGAGTGGTTATGCCTTTCAGATAATAACGCTACATTAACATTATATAATAATCCAACTAGGAATATGTATCCCGATCATGGAGACGTTTACACTAGTGATATTTATACAGGTCAAAATAGAACAGAAAAAAGTATTCAGAATTTTTTTAGAAGTATGTAACTATGTGTGACGCATTAAAAAAATATAAAGAGGCTAGATTAAAAGTAGATGCTGAAATTATTTTAGAATTTCTATCTAATACTGGCATCTCTAAAGATTTAATAAAAGAGGAAGACGTTGAGTATATTGAACTAGCTAAACAAGTAGATACCTTACAGGCTTACTATTATTATAAAGGTCGCTATGATGACAAAACTAGACCATTTTGTAAAAGAGTTTTAGACTTAAATAAATACTGGGGAGAAACTGACTTGTTAATGATTTCCGAGAGATTAGGATATTCAGTATTTTTATTTCAGGGCGGGTTTAATTGTAGGCATATTTGGCAGAAGGCTAGAATAAGTAAAAAACAATTAGAGACAGGTGCTATCATTCCTGACCAACCTAAGACTATTCAGATATGGAGTGCTGCTAATCGTCAACAAAAAGGATTAGGTAAGTATTTCCCTCTAGCTTAAATTAAGTCTTTTCTGAGGCTTTTGAGCATCCTCCTAATACAACTACCACATTGAGTATATTCCTGATGAGGATTGAATCTAAACCGATATAGACGTACTAATTCTTTTATCTGTTCATGAGTGAACTTATTACTAGTTACTCCTTCAAAAAATAACTTAACGTCTTCGTGATATTCTCTATCGCTCATAGCTGATATATTTAGAAATGATTTCCGAAAGTATTGCCGAAATAACTGCACTAAATATTGAGCCAGTATAAATAAGGCAACTCCAAAAACTAAAGCATAAAGAACAGTAAAAAATGTATTTAAAAATTGAGTAAAAAAAGTTAGTGGTTTCAGAGGTAAAAATTAAATCTTTAATTTTATCTGAGATGTCTGTTTCCGCAATAATATATCCGATACAGGAAAATGCGAGGCTGGTGAACAAGATTGATTCCATTGGTTACTTATTAATAGTTTTAAATCGTTTACTAAATTATTTATTGAGGCTTTC